CGATGGGCAGGGTATCGACCTTTGCGTACAATATGGAGAAAGAAGCTGAAGGCTACATGGTTCTGTTCCCCTCGCAGATGCTCCACCAAGTCTTTCCGTTTTACGAGAGTGACGGCGAGAGAATATCAATCTCAGGTAACGTAGACATAAGGCCAATGGGATGAGTTTAATATCTAGCCTCATAGGGCCCGTCACGGGTCTCTTAGATAAAGTAATTCCTGATTCTGACATGAAGGCAAAGCTGGCACATGAAATTGCCACTATGTCTGATAACCACGCGCAACAGGCTTTGCTTGCTCAGTTAGAAATCAACAAGGCTGAAGCGGCGTCTGGAAGCTTGTTCAAGGGGGGATGGCGACCCTTCGTGGGGTGGATCTGTGGCTTTGCGCTACTGTACCATTTTATACTCTGCCCGCTTATTATATTTTCGGTAACGCTTTCTGGCGCAGAGATCCCACCGCTACCTGAGTTTGACATGGGAAGCCTTATGACCGTGCTGTTGGGTATGCTTGGAATTGGCGGCTTGAGGACATTCGAAAAACAAAAAGGGCTAACGAAGTAATGTGGGTGCTGGTTTGGATACAGTTAATATCAGGCAAACCCGCAGAGTATTTTCAATTGGGCGTATACGACACCAAGGCTGTTTGTGAACAGGTGTTAGCAAAGGCTGAGATAATGGTAACTCATAACGGGATTGCCGTAGCATGTTTAGGAGTAAAGATATGAAGATGTTTGTAAACTTATACTACAAGATCAGATATAAACTGACGGGCGTTTTATATCACAAGTCCACTAATGTTAATGTTACAGGCCTTACGGGAACTGTAGTCAGCGACCGTTCCAAGAAAAAAGGAAAAAAGAAATGACGTTTAAACTAAGCTCACGAAGCGAGGCCAAGCTGGAGGGTTTAGACCCACGGCTTGTTGCGGTTGTTAAATTAGCCATTCACAAATCAAAGATAGATTTTGGTGTGATCTGTGGCATGAGAACTCTTGATGAACAAAAGGCTCTTGTTGCCAAGGGCGCAAGCCAGACAATGAAGTCTAAGCACCTTCAAGGATATGCCGTTGACCTAATGGCGTATATTGGATCAAGAGCTTCGTGGGAACTCAATCTGTATGACGATATTGCAGATGCGATGGCTGAAGCTGCAAGAGAAGTGGACGTTCCTATTCGGTGGGGCGCGGCATGGACAATTTCAAACATAGCGCAGTTTCACGGTGGCACTATGGAAGATGCCATGAACAGTTATGTCGATGAGCGTAGGACGCAAGGCCGTCGCCCATTCATAGACGGACCGCATTTTGAGCTAATGGTTTAGGTCTCTATTGCCTTTCCAATAAATAACAGTAGTCTGCGTATCAGACAAACTGGGATTTTATAAGAATGGATGAGATATTTATTGCGGAAGCTGTATTCCGCACTATAAGGGACAGAAGAACAGGCGTTGTCGAATTAATGCAGTATGGCAATGTAAAATCAATGGAGCAATATCGTGAGCTTATGGGCAACTTAGAAGCCCTAAATCATGTGGAACAGGAACTCAGGGGCCTGCTAGATAAACAGGAGCGTAGCAATGACTAAAGCGCAAACTATAGACTTGAAAGCAGCACAAGAGGCCGTTGCTGGCCTTGGAAAAGAAAACGTGCTGAATCCCGAAAAGATCGGGGAAAACCTCTTAGAAAGAATGCCCGGCCCAACTGGCTGGAGACTGTTGATTCTTCCGTACCGCGGCAAGGGTCAAACAGAAGGTGGTATATATCTCCCAAACAAAGTTGTTGAAGAGAACGCCGTCTCCACTCAGGTAGGATACGTCCTAAAAGTCGGGGAATTAGCGTATCAGGACTCGGAAAAGTTTCCGAACGGTCCTTGGTGCGCGAAGGGTGATTGGGTGATGTTCGCCCGTTACGCAGGGTCTCGCTTCAGAATTGAAGGCGGCGAGGTCCGAATTTTAAACGACGATGAGATTTTGGCAACAATCCAAAGTCCCGAAGATGTTTTACATTTCTAGGAGTAGAAGATGACTGAAGTAAACCAAATCGAACTTGATTTAGACACGGAAGAAGCAACAACGGTTGACATTGAAGTTACGGATGAGAAGTCTGTTCCGGAAGATGATTCCTTTGACCGTGCTGAAAGTGCAACACAAAAGCGGATTGACCGCCTTACTAAGAAAATGCGTGAAGCGGAGCGTCGTGAAAGCGAAGCTTTAAACTTTGCAAAGCAGGTTCAAGGCGAATCTCAGCAGCTTAAAAGCCGCATGGCTAACTTAGATACGAGTTATGTTAACGAGTATACTAACAGAGTTACCACGCAGATGGGTCAGGCGGAGCAAGAATATGCTCGTGCTATGGAAATGGGTGATAGCCAAGCAGCGGTAGAGGCAAACCGCAAGCTAACGTCTCTTTCAATTGAAAATGACCGTGCTTCTCAGGCAAAGATGCAACAAGAACGTGCAAACGCTCAACGTGCGCAGCAGCCACAACAACAGCAGCAGCAGCAACAGCCACAACAGCAGGAAATTCGCCGTCCAGATCGTAAAGCCGAGTCTTGGGCAGAGAAAAACGAATGGTTTGGTCAAGACGATGCTATGACCTACGCCGCGTTTGGCATCCATAAAACCCTTGTAGAGGAAGAAGGGTTTGACCCGAAGAGCGATGACTACTATAATGAACTAGACAGTCGCATTAGCAGTAAGTTTAATACGACCTCAAACAACACTAGCAGACGTGCCGTCCAGACGGTTGCTGGGGTTTCAAGACAAACATCTGGGCGCAGCAGTGGGAAAAAGGTTCGACTCACTCCGAGCCAAGTCGCTATCGCGAAAAAATTGGGTGTGCCGCTAACTGAATACGCAAAATACGTGAAGGATTAGAACTATGTCAGAGAACAAAATTGATCGAACGCCTCACGCAAACAAAACTCGGGAGAAGACGGCTGCGCGTAAGCCGTGGGCTCCCCCGTCTATGCTAGACGCACCGCCTGCACCGGATGGTTATAAACATCGTTGGATTCGCGCCGAAACGCGTGGCTTTGATGATCGGAAAAACATCAGCGCTAAAATGCGCGAAGGTTGGGAACTTGTCCGTCAGGATGAATACCCCGACTTTGAATCCCCGGTAGTCGAAACAGGTAAATATGAAGGTGTCTTTGGAGTTGGCGGTTTAATGCTTGCTCGTATCCCTGTTGAAACAATCGCTGAACGGACGGCCTATTTTGCCAAGCGCAATACAGACCAGATGGAAGCGGTGGATTCTGACATGATGCGGGAGAACGCACACTCAACTATGACGATCAGTAATCCTGACCGTCAATCTCGCGTAACCTTTGGCGGCTCTGGAAAATAGGCCGTCTTTTTACATATGGAGCTAAGATATGGCTAATACACTAACAGGTGGCTATGGTCTTCGTCCTATTAGTAAAGTTGGTGGAAACGTTAACTCAACTGGTATTACTCAGTATGAGATAAAAAGTGACTACTCAACTGCCATTTTTAACGGCGGTATTGTTATTCCGGTAAACACTGGAACAATAATATTGACCGATCAAGCGGTTGCTCCGCTTGGTGTAATGGCTGGAGTCGAATACGTAGACTCTACTACTAAGAAGCGAACCTTCCTAAACTACTGGCCCGGTTCTAACAGCGTCAGCGTTGACACAAATTTCCCGATACTGGCGTCTGTATATGACGACCCGTTTCAGCTATTTGTAGTAGCCGCGGACGGAACAAATACAAGCAGAGCGACAGCCCAGCTTGATGTGTTCATCAACTGTAATATGGCAGCAGTAGGCGGTGGCAGCACTAATACCGGAATGTCTTCTGACATGCTGGACATTAGTACGGCAGCAACAACTAACACGTTGGATGTTCGGATTGTAGGTCTTTATAATGATCCTTCAAACGAAGATTATGCTGCTTTAGGTCATCAATATATTGTTCGTCTAAACGGTCACTTCAACAACGGTAATACTATCGCTGTTGGTACTTACGCAACAACTGGCATTTAAGGAAGGGATATAGAATATGGCTATTTCTCGCGCACAACTAGCGGCAGAGCTAGAACCCGGCCTAAATGCTTTATTTGGGCTTGAATACGATCGTTACGAGAACGAACATGGCGAAATCTTCGATGAAGAAAGCTCAGACCGAGCTTTTGAGGAAGAAGTTATGCTCGGTGGTTTTGCAGCAGCACCACTTAAAGGAGAAGGCACTGCCATCTCGTTTGATGATGCTCGTGAAACATACACTGCTCGTTACACTCACGAAACTATCGCACTTGCGTTTTCAATTACCGAAGAAGCTATTGAGGACAATCTCTATGATCGTCTTGCTTCCCGTTATACGAAAGCACTTGCTCGTTCGATGGCTCAAACAAAGCAGATTAAAGCTGCTGCGATCTTGAACAACGCGTTCTCTGCTACGGGCGGCAACGCTCTTGGTGATGGCGCAGCACTTTGTTCAGCTTCGCATCCGTCTTTGTCCGGCAACCAGACCAACCTTCTCGCCACTGCGGCAGACCTCAACGAAACCTCCTTGGAGCAGATGTTGATTGATGTTGCAGGATTTACTGATGAGCGCGGTCTTAAAATTGCAGTTCGTGGAACGAAACTTATCATTCCAAAAGAATTGCAGTTTATTGCAGAGCGGGTTTTAAACTCCAATCTGCGTAGCGGTACTTCAGACAATGACAACAACGCAATGAAGAACATGGGCATGTTGCCAGAAGGTGCGGTGGTTAACCACTTCCTGACTGACACAGATGCTTTCTTCATTAAGACTGATGCTCCAAACGGCTTTAAGTTCTTTAACCGTTCAGCAATTAAAACTGCCATGGAAGGCGATTTTGATACTGGTAATATGCGGTTTAAGGCTCGTGAGCGTTACTCCTTTGGCGTAAGCGACTGGCGTTCCGTATTTGGAACTCCCGGCGCAGCGTAAAGCACGTCATATTGGCAAAAGGAGGGGCAGCTTAGGTTGCCCCTTTCTTTTTGTTTGGTAATCCTTTATCGTTCTAATATCCCTGACAGCCGTATGGTGCGGCTGACTTAACCCTCGACAGGAGATTCTCATGGGTAATTCTACTTTTAGCGGACCAGTGCGCTCAGAAGGCGGCTTTCAGGTTGTCTCTAAAAATGCAACAACTGGTGCTTTTACAACTGTAGCGAACACGGCTTCAACAGGCATTGTAACAAACAAATTCGTAAAGCACGTTGGCTTTGCATCTGGAGTTACAGTAAACACAACCGCAGGCGACAGCCCCACGATTGGTGAGTTTACACAACCCGCCGATACAATCATCACTAACATTAAGATTTTTTGTGACGTTGCTCCAGTTATTGGAAGTGGTGACATTGGATACGAAGTTGGTACATCGTCTTCTGGCTCACAAATTGTTGCGACTCAGGCAGACGAAATCTTGGATGCTGGTACAACCGTTGTTGTACACAACGTAACGGTGACTGCATTAGTTCTTCAGACGCAAGATGGCACGACAGCGCCAGCCTCTGTTCAGTATACAGACGCCGAAAGAACTATCTTCTGCAACATCACTAATACAGTTAATGCGACAACAGCAGGATCGTTCACATTTATCATTGAGTACGTTCAGATTGCGTAATTATTAATTTGGTGGGGTTAACGCCCCACCCTTTATTATAGGAGATTAATATGGCAAACTCTGACGTACAAGTCCGATTTATCCGAGACGAACAGGCGGCAGACCCAAACGGTGTTTCAACGATAGCCGCTGTTGGTAACAACGCCGCATTAACAATTAACGGGGCATTGGCTTCTGGCGGTAGCGTTACAAACGCTTCAGGCAGACAGGTAACAATCTTGTCCGCAGGCGACGATGACGGTATTTCGTTTACCATAGTAGGGACTGATGTAAACGGCGCTTCTCTTACTGAAAGCCTTACAGGGGCCGACGATGGAACCGCAACTAGCGCTGGATATTTTAAAACAATTACAAGCATAACCGCAGTTGGGGACCCCGCTGGCAACGTAACCGCAGGTATTAATGCTAATGCGGCAGGCGTAATCTTCGCGGGACGCACTCGTTTGCAAGGGTTTTCTTTTTATTCTGGCGGAACCGCTGGAATAGCTAACCTACGGAACGGTGGTGTTACAGGCACAGAACTAATTCAGTTTCGCTCGATTGGAACTGACAACGCTTCTGACGACCCGTTTATGCCGGATGAGGGTGTACTGTTTAAAGACGGTTGTTTTGTTACATTCGTTGTTCCGCAGTTTGACTTGATGATGTTCTACCACGCATAATCTTTAGGGCGGTTGCTATGGCTGATAAGAAAAAAGTTAATCTCTCAGTTGGACGTGGCGAGAAACTGCCTGTTAAAAAGGGTGCGGGTCTTACAGCAAAGGGTCGCGCTAAATACAACAAAGCAACAGGTAGCAAACTCAAAGCTCCTGCGCCTAACCCAAAGTCTAAAAGCGAGAAAGGCCGTAAGAAGTCTTTCTGCGCTCGTTCCAAGGGTTGGACAGGGGAAAGAGGCAAGGCTGCGCGGAAACGTTGGAAGTGCTAGACAGATGAAATTTGAACTTAATCACTTTGTTTCTGTTATAATCCTTGGTGTTGTAAGCTGGGGCGCGATTACTTTGTTTACAATGAACGCGCAAATGGCAGTAGTAGTGTATAAGGTAGATCAAAACTTCAACATGATCCAGCCCATGTGGCAGGACTTTTTACAAAGGAGGGCGACCTATGACAATGTCCCGGTCTCAAATGAGCCAACAGATTTCCAAGCCGCCCTCGGGGAGAAATAATGCCCAAAGACGCATGTTACAAAAAAGTAAAAGCAAGGTACAAGGTCTTCCCAAGCGCCTACGCAAGCGGAGCCATAGCCAAGTGTCGAAAGGTGGGCGCCGACAAATGGGGAGAATCTTCTAAGCGCAAGCGCCCTGTTAAGAAAAAGTTAAAGAACGGTGGTCTTATTGCAAGTGGTTGTGGGGTTGTGCAAGAGTCGCGCCGCAAAGAAACGAACTTGTTCTAATGGCTGTTCGTAAAACAAAAGAAGGAGCCGCTCTCAAACGATGGTTCAAGGAAGACTGGGTAGATGTTAAATCTGGTAAGCCTTGTGGGCGTAAGAAGGGTGAGAAAAGAGACACCCCGTATTGCCGGCCAAGTAAAAGAGTAAGCTCTAAAACACCGAAGACAAGCAAAGAAATGACAGCGGCTGAAAAACGTAGTAAGGTAAGAGAGAAAGCCAAGCTTGGACAGCCTGCTGGTAAACCTCGCAGAGTTTCCGCAGCTAAACGTAAAACGAAGAAGGGGTAACAAATGACGACTTCTGGAACCAGAACATTTAACCTTGATATAGCTGAAGTCATCGAGGAAGCCTATGAGCGGTGTGGCTTAGAGGCTCGTACTGGTTACGAGATCAAGACAGCACGTCGTTCGTTGAACCTAATGTTTGCGGAGTGGACTAACCGCGGATTGAACTTATGGACTATCAAGCAAAAAGTATTAAACATGGCTCAGTCTGTGTCATCTTATCCGGTTGGAACCCTGACAATTACTGTAGCATCTAGTGCTTCTTTTGCTGTGTCTGAAACAATTACAGGCGGCACAAGTGGTGCAACAGCTATAATAACAAACATCGTCTCAAGCACATCTATTGCTATAACGTATCCTGTGGGAACGTTTACTGCGACTGAATCTATCACGGGCAGTGTTAGCGGCGCTGTGACTTCGGT